AAATTTGACTACCGAGCTCATCTCAGGAATAAAGCTCGCGCCCTATCAAGAAGTGACCTTGAAGGCAATGATGAACAGAAACTTCTCTATGTGTGTATGGGGACGTGGTTGCGGCAAAACTTTTATTGCTAGCGTATTTTGCTTCTTGCAATGTATTTTTGAGCCTAGGACTAAAATCCTTATAGCTGGGCCCACTTTCAGAACTGCTAGATTCATATTTAATAATTTGGAAACTATAGTGGAATCTGAAGGGGCTGAACTTTTGGCACAAGCGTTTGGGGCGAAAATAAAAAGAAACGATCAGTACGAATGGAAAATAAATGGAGGAACAATAACAGCCATCCCGCTTAACGGCGAAAAGATTCGTGGTTTTCGCGCTAACGTTCTAGTGCTAGACGAGTATATGCTTATCCCTGAAGATATCATAAACAATGTCCTCATGCCGTTCTTGGTGGCTCCTCAAGACATCAAAGAGAGATTGCAAATTAGAGAAGCCGAAGACAAGCTCATCAAGGATGGGGACATGCAAGAAGAAGACAGAATGAAATTCGAAAATACATCCAAAATGATTGCTCTATCTTCTGCCAGTTATACATTTGAAAATTTATATAAAACATACCGAGAGTGGTCAGAAAAAATAAACTCCAAGGATGATGTGGCAAACGCGAAGTATTTCATTTCACAAATGGGGTACGAGGCTCTCCCAACAGAAATGATTGACCCTGTTATCATTGAGGAGGCTCAAAGCGGGGGGCAAAGTCACAGTTCGTTTTTGCGCGAGTATTGTGCTCAATTTACGGATGGAAGCGATAGCTACTTTAGCGCTAGAAAAATGCATGAGTGTACGATCCCTGACGGAGAGGAGCCCACCACGCAAGTGTTCGGAACCAAGGGCTCAAAGTATGTATTAGGTATTGACCCCAGTTTTAGCAATAGCCCTTCGTCTGACTTTTTCGCAATGTCTGTGCTCGAACTAGATGATAAGACTGAACAGGGCACCCTTGTACATAGTTATGCTGTGGCCGGTGGTAATCTGTCGGATCATATAAAATATCTTCATTATATTCTAACTAATTTTAATATAGAAATGGTTATCATTGATAACGCGGGAGCAGAATTTATAGATAGCGCAAATGCCTCCGCCTTATTCAAAGAAAGCAAATTAGGAATAAACTTCTTTGAATTCAACAGCGCGAAAGATGGAGAAGATTATACAAAGGAACTTTTTAGGGCGGGTAGAGCCTACAATAAAACAGGAAGCACCATTTGTTTTAAACAGGTATTCACTTCTGATTTCATAAGAAAAGCAAACGAGCATCTCCAAACATGCATAGACCATAAGAAAGTCTGGTTCTCCTCTAGAACCACCGCAAACGATGCTTCATTTAATAGATACTCCGCCAAGACTTTACCATTGAAAAACGTCAATGAATTAAGCATATTAGATTTCATAGAAACTCAAGACGCTTTAGTATACCAAACAAAGAAACAATGCGCGCTTGTCGAAGTAAAGGCCACGGCTAAGGGAACGCAAACGTTTGATCTGCCTCTTCATCTCAGAAAAAGCACTTCCGCACATAAAGCCAGAAAAGACAATTACACTACATTAATGCTTGGATGTTGGGGCATTAAGTGCTATTATGATATACAGGATGCGAAAAAAAATCCAATCAGCGAGTCCTTTTCGCCATTCATGATAGATTAATCCAAAAAAAACCAAACAAAACTGTGTAAATCCTTTTTGATATGCCTAGACCTAAGAAAACCACTGAAGTAGAACCCCTGATGGCTGGGCTCGATGAGTCTTTGGCCTACGTCGGGGCCGAGAAAAAAACTAGAAGCCGTCGTAATATCTCTGGGACCGTTGAAAGGACGAATAGGTTCACCAATATAGAGAACGGGATTGTCCCATTCAATTATTCCAAGGGCATAGCTAAATATAGCAATATGGACGTAAGGGATGCTACTATCCTTTGTCAAAAGGCGTATTGGAATTTCGCAATATTTCGTAACACCATTGATTTAATGACTGAGTTCTCAATTGAGAATCTTTATTTCACAGGCGGCACAAAAAAGTCAAAACAATTTTTCGAAGCGTTCTTCGAGAAGATTAATATATGGTCATTACAGGATAAATTTTTCAGGGAATATTTTAGGTCTGGCAACGTATTCATCCATAGGTTCGATGGAAGTATCCCTAGAAACGAAGTCAATAAACTGACAAGGGTTTTTAAAACCAAAATTCTTTCAAGCGTCGCTGAGCATCTACAGCTTCCCATAAGATATGTGATTCTCAATCCAGCCGATATTGAAGCGGGTGGAAATGTTTCATTCGTACAGTCTAGTTATTACAAGGTTCTTTCTGATTACGAGCTAGAAAGACTAAGGTCGCCAAGAACCGAGGAAGACAAAGAGCTCTACGATACCCTTCCGCCAGACATTAAGGCTCTAATTAAAAAGCCCGGGCACCATGCGATTAGGCTTCCGTTAGACAAAGATAAAACCGTAGCAATCTTCTACAAAAAGCAAGATTATGAACCGCTAGCAATTCCCATGGGGTGGCCCGTTATGGAGGCGATAAATTGCAAAGCAGAAATGAGAAAAATGGACATGGCCATAACAAGAACGATGCAGCAAGCCATCCTCCTCATTACAATGGGGACTGACCCAGAAAAGGGCGGCGTTAATCAAAAAAATCTTGAACGCATGCAAAAACTTTTCATCAACGAGTCCATAGGGAGAGTTCTGGTTTCTGACTATACCACGAAAGCCGAATTTGTTATTCCACAAATTGGAGCGCTGCTTTCTCCAGAAAAATACGAAGTTGTCGATAGAGACATAAACGTGGGCTTAAATAATATTTTGGTCGGTGGAGAAAAATACGCCAATCAGCAAACCAAGGTGGAGGTTTTCATGGCTAGACTTAAGCAGGCCAGACAGGCATTCTTAAAAGACTTCTTGATGCCTGAAATGAAAAGAATATCGAAGCTCATGGGGTTCAGAAAATACCCAAAAGCTAATTTCGAAGATACGCCGCTCAAGCAAGACTATAACCTGCACAGAATATACGGTAGGCTAATTGAGCTTGGCATACTTACCCCAGAAGAAGGCATGTTGGCTATTTCGGACAACAGGCTTCCTGATGCAGAAGCTTCCGTGGAATCCCAGATGGAATACAAAAAGCTTAGAGACAAAGGTCTATATGAACCCTTATTGGGCGGGCCAGAAACCCAAAAAGAATTGGCAGACAAAACTCAAAAGGGAGCGATGGAACTCGCTGATAAAAACATTAAGTCTCAAGAGAAGATGGGGAGAGAAAAGGCAAAAGAAGCCGTAATGGCCCCGAAACTTGCAGTGCCGCGTCCCACCGGAGGAGGCCCAGTGGGTAGACCTGCTGGGGTTAGCACCCCGCAGCCAAGCGACAGAAAGCCCGGAAAAATTGGAGAGAAACAGTCAAGGGCGACCTTTAGTTTGGATAAAGTAAAAAACAACATGGTCCTCGCGAACAAGCTAGAAGAAAAAATAGGAGCAGAACTTAAAAAGAAATTCAAGCTTAAAAAATTAGATGACCTGCAGATAGAAGTGGTTGAGAGTATAGCGCAGCTGGTGATCGCAAACGAAGACTCGAAAAATTGGAACAAGATAACTTATATAAGAAAATATATAAAAAACCCCAAGGACACGAATAAAGAAGCAGTAAACGCTATCGATGAAATAGCATGCGAGCATCAAGTCGACTCATATCTGGCAGGAATATTATATGCAAGCAGATCGGAAGTTGACCCATGTCAAGAGTAAGGATAACCTCGAATTCTCAGGGGCTTTTTATAGGCCCTGCTCCGTCTACCGGTTTCCATTTTATAGATTCCGCTGGTAACCCTACCCCGGATGTAAATGCTATTAATTTATTAAAGCAGCTAAACGGTCTTCAAAGTCTTAATTATGAGATAATCAATAATAGGGTTCCAATAAGCGAACTCGGAAGAAGAGCGACTGTAAAAAGGGCAATCATTACGCCTCCGGAGGTTAATGTAAGCTTTTCATATCTCGCTTCTGATTTAAAAAACGAAATTAGGATGGGATTTGATGTCAATTTCCATACTGGAGGACCCGAGATCGGTGGGGCAGCTTGGACAGACGCGCTATACGAAAACAACACTGGGGTTTTTTGCTTGTCTGGATTTCTTAGCAGAGAAACCGGAGCAGCATACTCCGGGGTCCAATGGAGCGACCCCGCATCAGCCATAACCGGTAGCTGGCCATATTCAGATAGAGACAAAAGAAATCTGTACATGAGTATAGCGCCTGAGGGGTCAGACTTAAAAGATCAGCCGCAAGGAGAATATAATAAGATACATTGCGTATCTTTTGGCGATTGCCATATTGGGAGTTACAGTGTGGGCTTTGAGCTCAATAGCCCCATATTAGTTAACACCAGTTACAATTGCGCAAATATACAATATCACTCAAGCGGATCAGGGCTCATTCCGGCAATGAACA